TGAGCAGATGCCGCACTTCGAGCAGCATGTCGTTGGCATCGGCGCGCAACTCGACATCGTGGCGGTTAATCGGACCCCAGTGCTGGCGCCGGTAGCGCAGACCGACACCGGAGACGAAGCAATGGAAAGCGGGGCAAAATTTACTTAGGAACTGGAATTTGGCGCCGTCGCCTGATCCGTAATTGCCGAGGTCGTCCTTGTTCAGCTTCACGCCGTCTTGGAAGTACGGCAGGAAGCCGTTGGGGTTGGCCCAGTACTCTTGCAGCAACGGCGGGATGGATGACGAGCACGAGCGGATATTCCACGAGGTCTGATACAGCGACGCCTCGGCGGTGTCGGCGGTGACGTTGCTCGCGCTCATGTCGCGGCCCTCGCAGTAGCGCCCGCTGCTCTCGCGCGCGCCGAGCCCCAGCATCAGCACGAACAGATGGCGCAGCGTGTCAATGCCGTCTTGGCTGTTGTCCATGCCGAGGTCCAAGAACTCGTCGCGGTACCAACTCAGCGCATCGTTATCGGCGTCGTTGCGGTCCGCCTGCGCCGCAGTGGTGGCGATGGGATGACCCTGCAGCAACCGCGTTGCCGCCAGCCCGAAGCACAGCGCGATGCCGGAGGTGTAGCCGAGCGGCATCTTGCCGCGATCTCTCCACGCATAGTTCGCAATCTTCGAATGCTCGGCAAGCTCGACGATCCTGCGCGCCTGATCCTGCGGCAGCCGGTCGTTGCCGGAGGACTTGGCGTCCGCCAGATAATCCAGTGCAGTCCACGTCTTCGGTCCGACGATGCCGTCCGTCTTGACGCCTTCACCATAGGCCGCCTGATAACCGCGCACGGCTGAGTCAGTGATCGGACCGAAATCACCGTCGGCCGGAAACACGCCGAGCAGGTTCTGGATGTAGATCACATCGACGCCCTGATCGCCGAGCCCGAGCGTCGGCCGTCCCGGCTCCTCCTCCGGTATCTCGACTGGCAATGGCGGCACCGGATCAATTTCCGGCAGCGGTGGCGCCGGAGCGATGTGCTTGCTTGACAGCGCCGTGGCCAGCGCGCTGCACACCGCAGAGAACTGCGCGTTGTAGGCGTCGGCGTCGGCCAGACTGTCCACGAACACGATCTCAGCCAGCACGCTCGGCTTGGCTGTGGAGTTCAGGAAGAAAAGGTTGTCGCGATACTTCGGCCCGCGATTCGGCAGACCGGTCGCCTTGGCGATGCCGTCGGCCACCTTCTTGGCGAGGTCTTTCTGCGTGAGGTAGAGACACTCAACGCCCATCATCTTTGTGGTCGTCTGATACGCATTGAAGTGCACCGACACGTCCAAGGTTCGCGACTTCGAATTGTGCCAGTTGACGATGCGGTTCAGGTTCTCGTTCTGTGAATGGCTGGCATCGTCGTGATATGTCAGCGTTTCGACTCCGGCCGCGCGCAGCAACCGCGCGGTTTCCTCGACCACGCGACGCGCTTCATTGACTTCATCGAGATAGCCCGAGGCGCCTCGAATGTATTTGCCGTGGCCTGAGCTTAGACAGATGCTGGTCATGGGTGCTCCTTGGCTTACCGAAAAAGCGGATCGTCAACGGATGCATAACGCAACTGTCGGACTGGAGGGGACACCGCAGCGGCGCCTCCGTTGACGATCCTAGTTTTCGGGAGCGGCTTATCTGAATGGGTTGAAGAACCCGCCGGGCTCGAACAGTCCGAACTTTTTATTCGGATCGTAATAGCCGGGCGCATTTGGATCGGTTGACTGCGCCTTGACGTAGCCGGGCGCGCCCGGATGGGTGGACTGCGGCTTGACCTCGATCTCCTGCCCGGTATGCAGATCAACCGTCGGGTCGTAATCGCCCATCGGATTGCCCGTCGGCGCAGGCGGTTCGACGTAGCCGGGTTTGGTGGGATCGGTCGATTGCTTCTCGACCGGCGGCGGCTTCTTCTTCTTCGGCTTCGTCTTCCACTTGTAACCGGTGACGATGGGCTCGGGGTACTGCACGTTGGCCCGCGTGGTGTAGCCGCCGCCCCGCGTGTAATTGTGCTCGGCCTCGGTGCAAAGATAGGTGCCATCAACACCGGGACGCGCGCCGGTGATCGCGATCTGGCAGCCGCCGTAGCACAGCGGCTCGCCGTTCAGAAGTATCCAGCCCTTGCCGCGCTTGCTCTTGGAGTCCTCTGCGCCGCCTTTGTTGCCTTGCTCGGCCTCGCCCTTGGTGGCGACCTGCGCGATGTTGTGCATGACGGCGTCCGAGCCACCGAACGGCGTGTCACCACCGATGGCCGACTTGATGGTCTCGTGCGCCGCGTTGTGGATGTTGAAGATGCGTGCCGCTGTTTCGCCGAACTGCGGGCGCCCGGCATACGGCTTGATGCGCCAGCCGATCAGGTTGACGCCCCACACCGCGTCGATCTGGGCCAGCTTCTTACCCAGTGAGTTCACGCCACCCTTGGCCGGGATCATCATCGCGGTGCCGTTGGCAATCTTGAACAGCATGCCGTTGCTGCGCGCCATGCGCTGCGCAAAGTTCATTGGGCTGTCGTTGACGTGCCAGTAGTCCCGCGCGATGTTCTCCAGCCCCGGCGCCATCTGCACATTGAGACCGGCCTTGCTGAACATGTCGGTGAGCACGGTCTTCAGTGGAATCTGGCCGCCACCGCCGCCACCTGCACCACCTGCACCACCTGCACCGCCACCTCCACCGGCGCCGCCTTCGCCTCCGCTGCTGTCATCCTTGGAGCCCTCACCCCAGTGGTGCTTCTGCAGGCCCTTGACCTGACCTTTGACATCGCCCGAGGTCGCCTCGATCCATAGCCTGCGGCCGCCGCCCTTGCGGCCGAAGCCGCTCTCGACGTTCGACACCACGCCGTTGAATACTTCTGCCATGCCCGGCCCGCCAAACGGCATCTCCTGCGCACCGTACTGCAGCGCGGTCTTCTGCGATTCCAGCGTCGTGATGCTGGTGAAGCCCTCGCTGTAGCGGCCTTCATTGATCGGGCGCGGGCCGGTGTTGGCCCAGCCGAGCAGCACCTGCAGGGTGACACCATCCGGTGGTATCTGCAGCACGCCGTAGGAGTCGTCGAGTTCTATGTTGGCGGTGTCGTGACCTCTCTGAAACGAATCCACCACCTGTATCGAGATCAAATACGGATCGAGTTTCGAGGAGATATCCCTGCCGTCAACGATCACCATGTACTCAGCGTGACGGCGAGGGCCTTGATGCTCAGCCATGGCTCACGTCCCTTGCGTCATGTTGCCCTCCGGAGTGGTGCCCCACAGCACGACCTGATTGGTTTGCTGTGGCGCTCCAGCGAGGATCGAGTAGTCAATCGGGATGCGCACCTGCGTGCCGACTGGCAGGAACGGCGAGTAGCGATGCGCCTTGGCCAGATGCGGATTGTCGTCGAGCAGCCGCTCGATCATGCCCGGCGCCCGGTTGCGGTAGCGTCGCCACAGGATGATATCGGCGGTGATGTAGTCGCTGCCGACAGTGACCAGATCGTAACTCGTCACGTTCATGCGAATTCCTTCGCTGGCTCGGGTTGGGTTTGGCCGGTGACATCTTGAAAATTCGAGGCGCCGTCATTGGGAATCGGGACGCGCTGAAACTGCGCTTCGAACTCGATCTGCTGCCCGATGCCGTCAACGGCCAGCAACGAGTGGCCACGGTTCAGGGACTCGATGATGAACCAGCCGAAGTGCCAGCCGTCACCGCGAATGAGAATGTGCGCCTGACCGAGCCTGCGCATGTTGTCCAGCACGTCGAGGTGCATCAGGCCACCGGCCGAGGTCAGTTCACCGACCTGCTGGCGCAGCAATCCATTGCCGTCACGCGATGCAGCATCGCCGGTCATCGGCTCGTGGATGCCACGCTGGCGCGACTTGCGCGCGAAGTAATGCGGGAAGACCTTGCCCTTCAGCGTGATCATCTCATCCGCTTCACCGACCCACTCACGATACATCGCGGCGCCAGCAATCTCTTTCTTTGCCCAGTCGGCGCTGGTGTGATGCGAGTAGTTATCGACGTTGAAAGGGAAGACCTGAAATTGCATCGGTCCCCATTGAAACAACACCCAGTTGGCCATCAGTCCCATCCCTCCACAAGGCTGTCCCATTGCGCCGCTGGTCCGACAATCGGGTGCCATGGGCGAATGGTAGTAAGCCGATCACTGTCACCGCCACTCAGCGAGTGCTGCCTGATCCGCATGCACTCATCAAAGTCGCCGCGAAAGAATTCCTCGATCAGAAAGTTGCGTTCGTTTATCTCGATCCGGTAGGTGACCACCCAGTCCACAGCCGTCAGGCAGTGCCGATGTCGTGGTAGGTCGCGCCACGGGTACGGTCCATCGAGGCGTGCACCTGCCGGTCAATGGTGTTGCGTGCGAACTGCACCTGAGATGAGTTGACGTTGACGTTCATGTTGATGTCGCGGTTCTGCGACATGATTGCCCCAGAATCGACTGGCGCCCGCGTCGCAGGTGGCGCGTTATCTGTCGGCTGAACCGGGGGTGCCGCCGCTGGTGCTGGCGCAGCAGTCGCCGGTGCTCTGTTTCTGTTGCTTCTGGCTTCGCGCTCCGCTCTCATTTGCTCCGGTGTCAACCGCGTATCGAGACCGCGCTGCACCGCCGCTCTCTCTGCCGCCGTTCCGGCATAGGCACCAAGACCCTCACCGACAATCGCCTTATTTCCGGTGATACCCATGTGAATTTTATTGGGATCGTCCATGTAGCGCGCGCCGCTGCCGCCTGCGCCTCGTCGCGCTGCCTCCTCCAGCACCTTGAGACGGCGCGGGTCGCTTAGCGGCAGCACCTTGTTGGTCTTCGGGTCGATGACATCAACGTCGGCGGCGCGGCCCTTGTCGTGACGATGCGATCCAGTGTGACCGTGCGCGCCTTCCATGCGCTGACCGCCAGAGGTGACACGAATCTTGACACCGGATGCTTCAGCAGCACCCTCCAGCGCATCTCTCAGTCGCGGATCGAGTTTGCCCCTTCGGATACCAGCCACACGCCCTTGCGCTTCCTCGACGAGGTTGCCAACGGCGGGCGCCCCGGCTCCACCAGCGGCACCCGCCACGCCGGGCTCGATTGCGCCTGCACCACCGGGTGTCCTTAGCTCAGGCGGCAACACCGGCGCCGAGGTGCCAGCTTGCGCCGGGACGCCGGGCGGCACCGGAATTCCGTCCGAACTCGGTGGCGGTGCGGTTGGCAACCCTCCGGCCGCCACGCCAGCGGCCTGCCGGGTGCGGCCGAGCCGCCTGCTCATCTGCCCTTCGCCCTGATCGGCTGGTCGCTCGAAGTCCTTGGTGATCGTTCGCACCGCTTCGGCCCGCGTCGCCGGGTCCGCGCTCTTCAACGCCGCAGCCGTCCTCGGGAATTTGTAGCGCCCCTTGGAGTCCTTGCTCATCGCCTCCTTGATCATGTAGCGCGACTGACCGGCCAGCGAATTCCTGTCGTAGCCGTTTGCCTTCAACCACTCGTGCATCTTGGTCCGGCGGTCGAGGCGCGCGCCGTAGATGCCGTGACCGGTACCGCTGTCGTGTGACAGCGTCGGATTAAGCTCGCTCTCCGACAGGCCCTGACCGGCCATCAGGTTGGCAGCCTCTTCCGCGCGTGCCGGGTCGATGCCCTGCCGGATCGCCTCATCCTTCATCGCGGCCTTGGCCTGCGCGATGCGGCCCTGCGCGCTTCGTGGCGTCTGCGCACTCTGATCGCCAGTGACGGCGCCGCCGGTGGCGCCGGTGGTTGATGGATCGGTCGCTGGCGCCTCATCGGCACCAGCTGCCGGGACTGTACCGTCACCGCGTCGCGGAGCGGTGTAGCCCGGCTGTGGGCGCGTGCCGCCGCCGTAGCCGGTGCCGCCGGTGCCCGGCCCGGCCTGCTCCGGCGTGCCGCCACTGCCAACGCCTTGGCTCGGGCCG